CAAATTAATAAAAATTAAGAACATGCCGGATATAACTAAATGTCATGGATTTGAATGTCCAGTAAAAGAAAAGTGTAAAAGGTTTACATCAAAACCTGATGCTATGTGGCAAGCATATTTCTTAGAGCCACCATATGATAAAACTGATACAAGTTTTACATGTGATTTTTACTGGGGAGAGAATGCTGAGGCAATATGGAAAGAGTTAAAAGATATTATGGGTATATCTCTACCAGAGTAGTATTAACCTATAAGACCAAAAGAATAGATAAATTTTAAACCTATAAGTTATGAAAGCAACACTTGAATTCAACCTACCAGAGGATCAGCATGAATTTGACCTTGCTATACAAGGTAGCAATATGTACTCAGCTTTATGGGATATTTCTCAGGAGTTAAGAAAACTATGGAAGTATGAGGAACTCAGTGATGAGGAGTGGAAGATGGTAGAAAGAATTAGAGATAAGTTCTATGAGATACTTGGTGATAATCAAATTAATTTAGACAAGTGAGTCTGGTAGAGAAAGTTACCAGAAAATCATTTAAAATAAGACCATCAGGCAGAAGTACAGATTTTATTTCACCTAGTTTTGGTCACGGATGTCTTTATAACTGTGGTTACTGTTATATGAAAAGGCACAAACCGGAAGGATTATCTGTAGCAACAAATACTATGGATATCCTGACAGAAATTAATTCACATGTTTGGTTTGCTGATGTGGAAAAGCCCAATCAAACAGGAGATTTTATTACTTATGATATCTCTTGCAATGAAGACTTTGCTTTACATGCTAAGTATCATGACTGGGAGACTATATTTAAGTTCTTTAGAGATCATCCACTTGCTATGGGTTCATTTGCTACTAAGTATGTAAATAAAGACTTACTTAAGTTTGATCCTCATAGTAAAGTAAGAATAAGATTTAGTCTAATGCCTGAAGATTATAGAAAAATACTAGAGCCAAATACTTCAACTATATATGAAAGATTATCTGCAGTTAAATTATTTTTAGAATCTGGTTATGAAGTACATTTAAACTTTAGCCCTGTAATAGTTCATGATGATTGGTTAGGACAGTATAGTGCACTATTTCAATTTATAAATTCAGGAGCTAAGCATCATTATTGGGATTTTGATGAGGTAAAAGCTGAAGTAATATTTCTTACACATAATAAAGATAAACATGAGTATAATGAAAAGAATAAGATCATGGGTGAAGAGTTACTCTGGAGACCGGACATACAAGAAAGGAAGACTTCCCAGTACGGAGGAGAAAACATTAGGTATGCACAGGGATGTAAATCCAATTACATTAAACAATTTACAGAGTTGCATGATGCCATTATTCCCTGGAACACTATTAGATATATATTTTAAAATGGAAACACAAGAAATTAAAAAACTAGTTGCAGCAATTGCTGAAGAGCATTATAGTATAACAGATGGTGTAGATGGTAATCTAAACTATCTGTGGTATATGTATCATAAGGGAACTAAGAAAGATGAGTTCCGGCCTTTTGTATATATGGCTGAGTTAATGTTGTTAAAGAAATATAATTATATTACAACAACAGAGGTGCAGAATGTAGTGGAAATGATGAAGTCAGATGATAAAGATAATCTTCACATGGCAACATTAACAATTAAGAACTTGAGAGAATTAAGAATCAAAGAACATGGAATTTATTCAAAAGATAATAAAGCATATAAAGATTTAAATTATACATATGCTTTTGATGTATTGAATCATACTGTGTTTTTACAAACAATGGCAGAAAAATGACAGAAGAAGATTTAATAAACCTTGGTTTTGAGAAGATAGACATAACTAATGATGAGAGTCAAAATGGTTATGATTACTATTATTATCATAAAGAAGTTGTGCCAAATTTAGGTTTGCATAGTACAGATAGTAATGATGTAGAGAATAATAATTGGCAGCTTAAATGTTTTGAAATACCATCAATAGAAATTAATACCCCAGAAGAGTACTTAAGATTTATTGATGCTGTTAATCCAAGAATGTATTAATTATGTTTACTGGCAGATTTATAAAGAAAAACGGCAAACTGATATTTAATAGTCCACAAGATAGATTATCATATGAGATATTTGTTGACAAAATTAAAGAAGGTCAGGTCGTAGAGATGTATATAGATCTTGTAGGAGCAGATCATAGTAAAGCACAACTTGCAAAAGTACATGCTTGTATTAGAGAAATAGCAAAAGAATCAGGATATACTTTTGATGAAGTAAAAGTAATAGTTAAAGATGCATCAGGTTTAACTGGTAAGTCATTTGCTGATTGTAGCAGAGATGATTTAATGCTTGCAATAGAATCTTGTGTCCAAATAGGAAGAGAGCAATTTAATTTGAATCTGGGGTAGGTTCTATATAACCTTCATCCCCAGGTTCTAGAATTTCTTTTTCATTATAAAGATTTTCATCAGTTGCTCTTTTTTCTATTTCAGCAAGAAGAAGAAGAATAGTATAAAAAGCTCTTTGAAGATCATCAAGGTCTTCGTATTTTTGAGTCATTATTGACTTAAAATACTCTTCTCCTTTTTCTACAACATTCATCTGTTGCAATATTGTGAAAGAAGCAGCTTTAGCCATTAAGTAATAACTTTTGTTGACTTTGATGTCTAAAATTGCATCGTCTTTTAATTCTTTTGCTTTTATCATGATTTTAATTTTGTATCAAAAATAAGAAAAAATGAAAATAGAACCTGAAATTGAAGAAATTAAACAAAAATTGTTTGATAAACTTGAACCTAGTGGTTGGGGTAGAATTTTTAAATCTTTTATATTTAGTTCTGAGTTTACTGACATTTTAAATAAACTTTATAAATTAAGTACGGAAGGTAAAAGATTTACTCCACCATTAAAACAAGTATTTAGAGCATTTGAAGAATGTCCATATGACAAATTACAAGTTGTAATGATTGGTCAAGATCCTTATCCACAGTTAGGAGTTGCTGATGGTATTGCTTTTAGTTGTAGTAATTCTAAGAAAGAACAACCTTCTTTAAGATTTATTCTAGATGAAGCCCAGAAAATGTATCCTTTTTATGATAGACCTCTGGATTTAGCTAGATGGTCTAATCAAGGTGTATTAATGCTAAACACAGCTCTTACAGTTGAGGTAGATAAAATTGGTAGCCATTATGATATATGGAAACCATTTACTGCTTATCTATTGGATTGGTTAAATAATTATAATACAGGATTAGTATATGTGTACATGGGTAAAAAAGCTGAAGAATGGTCTGAACTTACTGGGGATAATAACCATAAGTTTTTTGTTAAACATCCTGCTTCTGCTGCTTATAATGGCTCTAAATGGGATAGTAATGATATATTTACTAAGATACATCATCTAGTAAAAGAATCTAGTGGTAATACAATACATTGGTAGTATGGAAGATATATTTCTAAAATTAGTTAGGGAGAATATAACTCCAAATAGTTATTACATATTACACTGTATAAAAAATGGTATAATTCCTTGTTCTTTTGTAAATAAAGATTTAGAAATTAGAAGATTAATTTCTGAAAATTGGTTGAATGAAGACTTGACATTAACAGATAAAAGCATTATCTTTACTACGGAGATTGAAGGATATTTTAAGAAATCAAAGAAGAAAACATCTAAAGATTTAATGGGTCATAATTTTATGCAAAACATAGAGGCATATGTAACCATATTTCCTAATAAGAAACTGTCTTCTGGAAAATATGCAAGAGTGCCTGCTAAGAATCTTGAGAATGCATTTAGATGGTTCTTTGAAATGTATGATTATAGTTGGGAAACTATATTTGCGGCAACACAAAAATATGTCTTAGAATATGAATCTAAAAACTATGAATACATGAGAACTGCTCAATACTTTTTGAGAAAGCAAAATGTAGACAAAAGTTGGGATTCAGATTTAGCAACGTACTGTGAATTCTTAAAAGATAATCCAGATGATGATGTAGTTTTGTTTCCTGATCTTATTGTATAATTAAAAGTAAAAATCTATGGGGAAGTTATTTGATGGTGCACGACCATTACTACCAGTTAGTGAAAGAGATGGTCTTGAAAAAGGTTTAATTAAAATGAAGGCAAGAAGAGAAGGTAAGATACCATCTCTTATCAGTGCTTGGCCAAAATTTAATGATGCTTTTTGTGATGGTCTAGAATGGAAAACAATTACAGTAATTGGTGCAAGACCTGGAATAGGTAAGACCCTTTTTGCGGAACAGCTGGTTTCTGACATCATTGAAAAAAATCCAGATCAAGACTTTAGAGTTTTAAAGTTTCAAATGGAAATGGTGGATGAAACAAGTGCCATAAGAAGATTTGGTATGATTACAGGTGCTGATTATAACACATTAATGAGTAAGGGTGGTAAACTTGTGGACAGAAAGATATTTGAAAAATGTGTTGAATATTATCATGAAAGTGCTGGTAGTGATTTAGTAAATGTAGTTTATGATACTTGTACTGTGAAAGAGATGTGTGCTACAATTCATCATGAATTTGAAAAGTACAAAAGAGAAGATGGGAAATACAGAAACATGCTTGTTACTATAGATCACTCAGCATTATTTAAGAATGATACTGGACAAAAGGACAAATTTGAAATGTTAGGTGCTCTTGGTGAAGCATTAACTTATATGAAGAAAAACTATCCTGTAGCTTTTGTAATTCTAAGTCAATTAAATAGAAATATAGATGATACTAAAAGACAGGTAGAAGGTACATATGGAAATTATGTTCTTGATTCTGATATTTATGGTTCTGATGCATTATTACAACATGCTGATGTAGTAATTGGTATTAACAAACCTGCTACAAGAAAAATAAATAAATATGGTCCAGAAAAGTTTTTGATTGAAGATCCTGAAACATTGGTTTTCCATTTCTTAAAATCTAGAAATGGTCTTACAAGAATTAGTTTCTTTAAACTAGACAGAACTATTATGAGAATAGTAGAGATGCAATCTCCAGCCAGAGAAGTTGCACAGAAAATCCAAGTAAATTAATTAATATGAATAACAACAATCTAAGAAAAGAAAAAGAGAGGGAATTCTATATGGATCATATGAATACCTTCAAAGCAATTGGACTTGCTGATCCGTTCTTTACAATCAAAACTGCTTTTTATAAAAAAGGTAAGTTTGGTAGACAATCACAATTTTTTGAGTGGGAATTAAAGAAAGGTGAAGATATCTATATTGAGTTTTACGAAAACACATATGACAATGATGGTAGAAGTACTGGAATAGAACCTATGTTAGCAGAACGTCAATTGTTTAAACTAAAGTATAATCCATATTTTCATGAAGAATATGATGTTACTGAGACAGTTGATCCAGACGGTAAAATTGATAGAAAATACCTTATTCCTGTAAATGAAATGGTAGCAGTTCTTTCTAATGGGCAAGAAATTAGTTATGCTCTTTATGAGAAAAGAAAAGAAGAAGCAGCTTTAGAAATTCCACAGCTACAAAGTACACTAAGTATCTTTCCTGATTTTGAAGAGGAGTTTGCTCCTAAAACTAATGAAACAAGTAATGAAGTATCTGAAATCTTATTGGAAATTGCAGAGAACTTTAAAAAACTTGCAACAGCTTTAAAAGGTAAATAATATGAGTATAGTACTTCCAACTAAAAAAGTTAAGGCAGAAAGAGTTAATCCAAAAAGAATTGTGATTTATTCAAAGCCAAAGACTGGTAAAACAACTGCATATGCAGGATTAGAAGACAATCTGATTATTGATTTAGAAAATGGTGCTGATTATGTAGAAGCTCTTAAAGTAAAAGTAAGTAGTTTACAAGAGTTATTGGATACTGG